CTCAACGTGGTGTATGGATCGCTGCGTAACGCCTTCGACACCCAAATCTTCAACGTCATTGACGGTTTCGGTGTGGTTTTCAACCAGATCATTTCGGTTGGAAACAGCGTTCTCAACCAGCTGTACGTTCGCGGTGCACTCTTCGGTGCACGCCCGAGCAACGCCTTCCAGGTTATTTGCGACAACCGCATCAACACTCCAGAGAACCTGGAGAACGGTATAGTTAATGCTAAAGTTTTTGTAACTCCTGTTCCTACTCTGGAACGGATTCAGATCGATCTCATTCGTGTGGCGATCGGAAAAATGAGTGAAGAACTTGACATTCGCGGTCTGGGTCAATCTAACCAGTGATTTCAATAGGGAGTCAAATGTACCGGGACTTAAACATCCGAATCCCAGACTCCCTGTTTTTTCAACTCGAACGGCAAGCGGAGGAACAGGGCATTTCACTCGAAGTGCTCTGCACCTCCCTTCTTTCGGGGGAAAACGACGGGGGAAATCTTGTGGATCCAACCTACTACCAATCGCTGAACCTTGATATCTTGCGTAAAGAGGTTCGGAAAGTTATCGAGAGCGATCTCTCTGACGTAGAAGTAAGGAAGAGAGTTAACGCCATCGAGTTTCAAATTTCACGCAGGTACATCCGATGACCGACCCGGTAGTTTTGTCTCCGTCAACTCGTGGGATTACCTACCCGCTCACGGTCGTGAACGGTAACCTTGCGACAAGCACGAACTATGCGCTGATCACACAGCAGATTCGCAGTGTGATCGAGACTCGTTACTACGAGCGAGTTATGAGAGCGGAGTACGGCATCGGGGATTACGTCCTTGAAATCATGGACCCCGGCCAAATCAACTCCGCAATACAATACAGTATTTTACAAAATGTCGCCGGACTCAGCGACCTTTCAGTCATGGGTGACTGGCAGACAAACGGCGACGACGGACTTTACAGGGTGTTTATCGAGTACGCCGTGAATGGCGTTCCTCAGCCACCCCTAAACTTTACTTTGGCGAACTGAGTTTACCTGTCGGTAAACGGGGGTAAAATAACTTACAACCGTTTGTGCCGTGTGATTACCTACGCCGCGATAAATTTAACCAACAAGAAGATGCAGATCGGAAGCACGACCGATTTTGAGCGTCGGTGCAGAGAACATCACAACTCTGACATGAACCCTGAGTTCAATCGGGCACTTAAAAAGAATCCAGAGAACTTCTACTGGATTTCAAGTGTGGACGACGGGGCGGATGACCGCAGCGAGGAGCAGTATTATTTGGACTTCTTCTACGGCACAGTTTGGTGCTACAACTCAAACCCGAGTGCAAGCGAACCCCCTTCCCAAAGAGGTTCGGTGTGGTGGACTAACGGGGTTCAACAAGTTAAAGTGTTTGACTGTCCCGGAGAAGGTTGGGTCAAAGGTCGCCTAGGCAAGTGGTGGAACAACGGTGTGGAGAATAAGTTTGGAGCAGGGTGCCCAGGGGAAGGGTGGGTAACTGGCAGGATACAGGTTCAAAACACGGCAGAGCGGCAGAGTTCATCTGGGACTGGCAATGTTTGGTGGAACAACGGACAAGAGGCAACAAGGTCTAAGACGTGCCCAGGCGAAGGTTGGGTGAGAGGCAGACTTCCCATGACATGGTTACACGGAGCAAAGTAAATGGCACAAAGGTTCAAAACTGCCCCGGTACCTAGTGGCGAGGTAGCACGATACACGAGCGATCCGTACAATCTTTCAAGTTTGTATATGTTCGGTAGTTCCTCTCCCTTCACAGGGCAGGGGAACACGATTGTACGCCCGAACGATGACTTGCTCATCCAGAAGGGTGGCAACCGGGCACTCATCGTCTACCAGCGTTTGCTCTACGATGAGCAGGTGCAAGGGTGCTTTAGCAAATTGATGCAGGAAGTTACATCCAGACCTTGGTATATTGCCGAATACTCAGATAAACCTGGCGACCTAGCAGTTCGTGACTTCGTTGCAGAAGTCCTCGAAGAGATGCCCCTTGATGACATCTACAAAGGAATTGCCGAGTGCATGATCACTGGTTTCTCCGTTGGAGAGATCATGTGGAAGAAAACAAAGCGGGGAGTGATACCTTTTGATGTTCGCATGCGCGACCAACGCCGTTTCGTGTTTCAAGAGTCGGAAGATGCCCAAACTGGATTCACGATGCGGTGCCTCACCTTCAACCGCATGTTTGAAGGCGTCGAGTTGCCACAACGCAAGTTCATCGTTAATCGCTACTGGGTCTCCCACAACGGTGACCCTTACGGCGCTTCTCTTGGCAGGATTCTGTATCCTCTCGTCAAGTTCCGCCGCCGAGCAATCGAATCTTACGTCCTCTTCGGCGACCGTTACGCGACGCCGACAGCTGTTGCAAAGGCACCGCTCTCTGCAAGCACACGCGAACTGGATACTCTTTACGGCCATTTATCCAATCTCTCCCAAGAGACGGCAATGATTCTGCCGGAAGGATACGAGCTGGAGTTTGTAACGCCATCCGGATCCCCCGAAGTTTTCAAAAACCTGATCGACTACATCGACAAAGAAATCTCCCTGATCATTTGCGGCGAAGATGAAGCGGGACGTGCGGAGGCAGGATCTCGAGCATCCTCCCAAGTTGCTAACACCATTCGCGTTGTTCGCGCGAGCGAGATCTCCGAGATGATTTCCCACAATCTTTCTCAGACCCTGATCCGGTGGATCGTCGACCTGAATTTTGGCATGGATGTTGCTGCACCCACGCTCACACGCGAGTTCAGGATCGAAGAGTCACCTATTACTGTTCCTGACCTTTCTCTCCTGATTCAATCGGGTTACACCCCACGCAAGGAATGGATCGAACGCCACTTCCGTGTCGAGTTAGAAGAGAAGAAAGAGGAAGGTGCTGAAGGCGAACCAGTCACCTATGACCCTGAAAAAGATCAGGACCTGTTTGGTTCGATCTTCGGGGCGGACGCCGCCGCTGCGAACGGTGGTGGCGCTTCACCCGAGATGAATGCTACTGCTGATATGGAGGCGGCAGTTGCTGAAACTGCTGAACCGCCTGGGGCCACTCCTGAGGAAACTCAAGAGGATGTTGAACCCGAACCAAGTGTGGAGGATGAGTTAGGTGCGGTAGTTGATGAAATCCCCGAGGAAGAAGAGGAAGATGACGAGGAGCTAGAAGAAGAGGAAGAGGATGAATACATGGCAACCCTGCTAGAAGAACTAGGGTAAAATCACGCTAATGGGTCACTAATAAACACGGTGTTTACTTACAAGGCAACTAATACCCTGAACGGGAAGTTCTATGTTGGAAGCACAAAGGACTTTGAAAACCGCAAACGCGGTCATTTGAAGTCCAAAAAGAACTACCCGTTTCAAAACGCCCTTCGAAACAACCCCGAGGTATTTGAATGGGAAGTTGTCGAGGACGATTCAGAAGAACCGATCCTTGAGCAAGCGCTTCTTGATATGTGGTTCGGCACAGAAATGTGCTACAACTTAAACAGATATGCTTGCGGAGGTTGCTCCGGACACTCCGACGACACTAAACAAAAAATGTCACTTGCTAGTAAAGGTAAACCTAAGTCCGACTCGCACAGGGAAGCAATCTCCAGGGGGAGAACAGGAATTAAGTTTTCTGACTCACACTGTGAGAACATCTCAAAATCAAAAACAGGAGTTTCTCACGACTCCTGGAATAAAGGTAAAAGTTGGTATTACAGCGTAGACACATTGGAAACCAAAATGTTTACTGAAGACCCTGGCGAAGGGTGGCACAAGGGGAGAAAACCGTAATGTTCTCGAAAAGGATTCACGTCTTCAAGGCAGGGGACCAAACCTCCGCTCAAGGTGTTCAGAGAAACTTCTCTGAAAAGGATCTGAAGCAGGTTGTTGAAAACTACGACCCCTCAGTCCACGAAGCACCCCTCGTCATCGGACACGCTGGCGACAACGACAGCACACCTGCTTACGGGTGGATCAAAGGATTCTCCCAGCAAGGGGGAAACCTGTACGCCGATGTTGCCTTCACCGATGCGGCAAAGGACCTTGTCAAGAACGGGCACTACCGAAAGGTATCTATCTCGTTCTACTCGCCTGAGTCTGCCATCAACCCCCACAAGGGAAAGTGGAGTGCTCGCCACCTTGCTCTGCTGGGGGCATCCCCCCCGGCGGTAAAAGGATTAGAACCCTTCTCCTTCTCGGAGGGGGAGGGAGTCTACGACTTTGCCGTAGCTCTTGCTCCCTCGGATATTTTCGATGAGGAACTCGGACCGACGCTTATCGTCGAGAAGAGCCCCCTCGAAATGCTCCGGGAGAAACTCGATGCTGTCCGAGAGGACGTGTCGAGTGCGGTAAAGGAACTGCAAGGTAACCAACAAGCACAACCTGCCGAGCAGGTGGGAGCAGCCGATGCGTCGTCCGCCACTCAACAGTCGGACACCTCTCAAATGGCTAACCCCGACGCTCCGCAATTCAAAGAAACCAGCAAACACGTGGGTCACAAAAGCACTGAAATCGCTCAGCAAACGGCTGACCTCGAAGATCAATTTCCGGAAGAGGAATTTATGGACCAAGGAAAAATCAGCCGGAAGCACGCCAAAGGTGCCCACGGCCAAGTTATGCAAGTTGTAGAAAACGTCTACGACGAAGCTCACGGTGAACTTCCCGAAGCTTTCAAAAAGCAGATCGAGAAGAAAAAAGGTAAAGGCGAGGAGATGGACGCCAAGCACGCCGAAGACGAAGACATGACCGACTCCGGTGTCATGAAGCGTCACGGTGGCGATGGCGGCCCTGGCTCTGCTGACCACGCCGAAAACGAGGAAGGTCGCTATGAGACCGCTCGTTCTTCTGAAGATAGCTACGGCAATCGCATGAAGACCGGTAAAGCTTCCGGCGGCGGAAACGGTGCTGACCGCATGAAGACCGCCAAGAGCAGCGAGCAAGACAACGATCG